CCTACACTCTACAACGAATCGTTATGCGAAAAAGTCATAGAGTTAGGCAAGCTCGGCAAAAGCATTGAGCAAATAGCTTCTGCATTAGGGTTTTCCCTAAGGGTAATGTATAAATGGCGTGATGAGCATGAAGCATTTATGCACGCGATGGAGGATTCCAAACAATATGAGCAAGCCTGGTGGGAGGATCAGGCCCAGGCTTACCTGATTGAGAACAAGGATTCAGACAAGATCAACAGCACAATGTGGTCTCGGTCAATGTCATCAAGGTTTCCCAAAAAGTACCGGGAAAGCATCAAGCAAGAAATCACAGGGGCAGATGGAACGCCTTTCATAACAGGGATCAATGTCACATTCGTGAAGCCGAATGAGTGATACCAACGCTCAGTTCCCTGTCAAGCTGGCGGTCTTGTTTGAGAAGGCCAGGTACAAAGTTCTGTACGGAGGCCGAGGAGGAGCTAAGAGTTGGGGAGTGGCCAGAGCTCTTCTGATCTTGGGAGCCAAGAAGCCAATGCGCGTCTTGTGTGCTCGAGAGTACCAGACCTCAATCAAGGATTCAGTCCACAAACTCCTGTGCGACCAGATCCAGAGCATGAACCTGCTCGGATTCTATGAGATCACCCAAGCCAGCATCCGGGGAAAGAACGGAACCGAGTTCCTGTTTGCCGGTCTGAAGAACAACATCAGCAACATCAAGAGCTATGAGGGTTGCGATATCTGTTGGGTTGAGGAAGCCCAGACAGTAAGCCGATTGAGCTGGAACACGCTGATCCCAACGATCCGCAAGGATGCTTCCGAGATCTGGGTAACCTTCAATCCTGAGCTCGAGAGCGACGAGACTTACCAAAGATTCGTGCTCAAGCCGCCCGAGGATTGCCTGGTCCAGAAGGTCAACTGGAATGACAACCCCTGGTTCCCCGAGACTTTGAGGTTGGAGAAGGACAGTCTCAAGAACAGGGACCAGGAGGCTTACAACACCGTTTGGGAGGGCTTGTGCCGCCAGACTGTAGATGGGGCAATCTTTGCTCGAGAGATGCAGTTTGCCGAGCTGGACGGCAGAATTACCAAGGTGAACTACGATCCAACCAAGCCGGTCCATGCTGTTTTTGACCTGGGTTGGGCAGACGCCACGGCAATTTGGTTCCTTCAGTTTGTGGGAATGGAGACCAGGCTAATCCGATATCACGAGGACAACCAGCAGACAATCAGCCACTACCTGGCCAAGATGCAGACCTTTGGATATGTCTACGACACGCTATGGTTGCCGCATGATGCCCAGAACAAAACCCTGGCAGCAGCTGGCCGAAGCATCGAAGAAGTGGTCAGAAATGCGGGTTTCAAAACTCGGATCATTGAGCGAACCCCAATTCTGGACAGCATCAACGCCGCCAGGACGATTTTCCGCAATTGCTGGTTTGATAGGGAAAACTGCCACGATGGTCTACAATGTTTGCGACATTACCGTTACGATGTGGATCCTGACACTAAGCAATTCAGCAGAATGCCATTGCACGACCAGTATTCTCACGGAGCAGACGCATTCCGATACATTGGGCTTATGATTCAAGAGCCACGGCGACAACGGCCCAAACAGGCCCAACAATACCCACAGCATTGGATGGCATAAATGACTGATTTTGATCCGCGCATAGACGAAGCCAAGGAGTTTCTCCAATTCTGCAACTCAGCGGACATGATGAACCGCCAGGAGGCGCTCGAGGATCTGAGGTTTGTCAATGGCGACCAATGGCCAGTAGACCTACAGAACAGCCGCAACCTAGAGTCTAGGCCGGTCCTGACGATCAACAAGATTGACACCTACTGCCGCCAGGTCACCAACCAGCAGCGCCAGCAGCGACCACGGATCAAGGTTCACGCAACCAACACGCAAGCGGACATGAAAACCGCCCAGGTGATCCAAGGAGTGATTCGACACATTGAGGTCAACTCCAACGCCGACCATGCTTATGACAACGCTTTTGACTATGCGGTCAGGATGGGTTGGGGCTACTGGAGGGTTACGACAAACTATATGTCGGACGATTCTTTTGACCAAGAGATCTACATTGATTCGATAGACAATCCTTTCACCGTCTACTGGGATCCCAACTCAATTGCTCCAGACGGATCTGACGCCGACAGATGCCTGGTCACCACGATGATGAGCAAAGCGGAGTTCCGCAAAAACTACCCAGACAAGGATGATGGCACTTCCTTCACGCCTCGAGGGACCGGCGACACTCAGTCCGAATGGATTACAAAGGAAGATATCCGACTCGCGGAATACTTCTACACCGTTAGGGAAAAGGCCAAGCTCTACCATCTGAGCGATGGAACCGCTACCTTCTCCAAGGACAACCTGGAGCGTCTTGCAGCTGCTGGAATCTATGTCGTTGATGAGCGAGATTCAGTTAAAAAGACCATCAAATGGGTAAAACTGACTGCTGTGGAGATCATTGAGGAACGCGATTGGAATGGGAAATACATTCCGATTGTGCCGGTCTATGGCCGCCATGTGGTCATTGGGGACAAGCGCAAGAAGTTTGGCATGGTCCGACACGCCAAGGATCCGCAGAGGATGTACAACTTCTGGCAGACCTCGGTCACAGAATCCGTTGCCCTGGCTCCAAAGGCCAAGTGGCTAATCGCAGAAGGCCAGGACGAAGGCCACGAAAGCGACTGGACGCAAGCCAACATCAAGTCCATGCCCCTACTCAGGTACAAGCAGACGGACATTGACGGACGGCCAGCTCCAGCACCGCAAAGGCTCCAGCCAGAGCCACCGCCAACCGGGATCATGGCCGCCAGCAACTCCATCAATGCTGATATGCAAGCGATCATGGGCATTTTTGATCCTGCCCAACAGATGACCGGAAACATTTCTGGCAAGGCTCTGAATGGCCAGCAGCAGCAAGTGGACATGACCAACTACGATTATTACGATAATCTAACCAGGTCAATCAGTCACACCGGCAAGATCATCCTGGACCTGATCCCCAAGATTTACGACTCTCAAAGGGTAATGCGGATCATTGGGGACGATGGCAAGCCAGACATGATTACTCTCAATGAGAGGGACGCTGTTGGCCGAGTGCTCAACGATGTGACGGTTGGGACTTACGATGTGGTGATGGAGACCGGCCCAGGCTACAACTCCAAGCGCCAAGAAGCGGTTGATGCCATGATGCCTTTGTTAAACAGCAACCCGGAAATGTTCAAGGCAGCTGGCGACCTGGTGTTCAGAAACATGGACTTTCCAGGCGCGGACATGATTGCGGACCGTCTGTCGGCAATGAATCCACTTGCTCAGATTGACGCAAAGTCAGACATTCCACCACAGGTGCAGATGCAACTCAAGCAAGGTCAAGCTCAGGTCCAGCAGCTACAACAACAGCTTCAGACCATGCAACTGGCCATGAAACAACGCCAGGATATCGAACAAGTCAAGCAGGATGCCGAGACCAAGCGGGAGCTCATGCGCCAGACTTCCAAGGCTCACAATACCGAAACAATGGCAGAAGTCCGGGTAAACGATGCCAACACCAGGGCAATCACCAGCCAGAACAAGATTGAAATTGAGGCAATTACGGACCTTTTGTTGCATCACATGGACACCGGACGCTTGGAGCGTGAGATTTCCATGCGGAATGCTGAACAGAGCAAATACGCATCATTTGCAGCCCAGGACATTGGCGAAGGAGCTAATCCATTGACACGGCAGTAATTTGTAGTATTATTCTCCTACCTGTGGGATTCACAGGGTAAAATCCTTGAGGAAACTCATGTCGGAAAAAGAAGCAGGGTCAGTAGTGACCGCAGAGAACGCAGCCGATTTTTATGCCCAAAAGTTAGGTTTAGCTGATAAACCCGAAGCCGAGGCGGTACAGACCGAGCCGGTGGAGGAAGAACAGAGTGAGCCAGATGAAGAGGCGAAACCTGTAGAGGAACGCAAGCAGAATCCGAAACTTGAAAAACGGTTTTCTGAGCTGTCGAAACATCGAGATCAAGCGCGGCAAGAAGCAGCGCAAGAACGAGAAAAATCGGCAAGGTTAGAAGCCCGTTTAGCGGATCTGGAGAGGCAGAAAGCACCGCCAACGGTGACAACTTCCGATGCAGAGCCACAGCCGAGTCAGTTTACCGATGCTTTTGAATATGCAAAAGCCTTGGCACAGCATTCGACTGAAAAAGCATTAGCACAGCGGGACCAGGCAGAAGCACAGCGCAAGGTCAATGAACAGCGGTCTAAAGTCTTAGAGACTTGGACCACTAAAATTGAAGCGGCGAAGAGCAAGATGCCAGATTTTGAAGCGATGGTGAACAGTAGTGATGTGGTGGTTGGCCCTGATGTGAGGGACGCCATCATGGATAGCGAAGTTGGTCCAGAAATCCTGTACCATCTAGCAGAGAATCCAGAAGTTGCTAAGAAGATTTCATCGTTGTCTGTTGCTGGAGCTCTTAGAGAGTTGGGGAAACTGGAAGCTCGGTTTGAAAAGACAGAGACAAGGCGCGAGACTACAGTTAAGAGTAAAGCATCACCGCCGATAAGCCCGATTCGGGGTGCAGCTGGACAGGCAGATGTTGGAATAAACGCCAATGGGGAGTTCCACGGAACATACCAAGCCTGGAAGGAAGCACGAAGAGCAGGGAAGATTCGGTAAAACTTATTTTTTTGGAGATAGAAAATGGCAAATAATTTGCTAACCATATCCAAGATCACCAACGAAGCGTTGATGGTCTTGGAGAACGAGTTGACTTTCACGGCAGAGGTTGATCGCAACTATGATGACCAGTTCGCGGTTGTCGGTGCAAAGATTGGTGCAACGGTTAATGTCCGTCGCCCTGGTCGCTTCATCGGCACTACCGGACCGGCTTTGAATGTTGAAGATTTCAACGAAACCAGCGTTCCTGTCACTCTCTCAACGCAGTTCCATGTGGACACTCAGTTCACTACCCAGGATCTGGCCTTGAGTCTTGATATGTTCTCGGATCGAGTTCTGAAACCCGCTATTGCAGCGATTGCCAATAAGATGGACCGTGATGGTCTGCTGATGGCCAAGAACAACACCGCGAACATCGTTGGTACTGCTGGCACGCCCCCGACTGGTCTTATCACCTATCTGACGGCAGCTGCTTACCTCGACTCCGAAGGTGCTCCACGCGATGGCCGCCGGTCTTGCATTGTTGAACCTTTCACCTCTGCAACCATTGTTGACTCGCTGAAAGGTCTTTTCGTGCCAAACACGAAAATTGCTGCTCAGTACGAAAAAGGTCTGATGGGGCGCGACTCTGCTGGTATGAACTGGAAGATGGATCAGAATGTGGTGAACCAAACCTTTGGTTCCTACGCTACGGCAACCTCTTTTAGCTGCAACACCAGCACCGCCACCGGTTTCCTGACCTCTGGTTGGGCATCCACTTCTACCATTGCTTTGTCGGTCTCCACCGCCACCGCTGGTCTGAAGCAAGGTGATGTGATCCAAATTGCTAATGTGTACGCTGTGAACCCACAGAATCGCCAAGCATACGGATCCAACAAGCTCCGCAACTTTGTTGTAACTGCCGATGTGACTGTGGCAACCTCTAGCACCACGAATGTGACTGTTAGCCCTGCCGTGATTACTGCTGGCCAGTTCCAAAATGTGAGCGTTACCAGCCCTGGTGCATCGACGGTTACTCCGTTCAACAACACCGGTACGGTCTCTCCTCAGAACATCATCATGCACCGCAATGCTTTCTGCCTTGCTGTTGCTGATCTTGAACTGCCAGAAGGGGTCCACTTTGCTGGCCGCGCAAGCGACAAGGAAATTGGTTTGTCGATGCGTGTTGTCCGTCAGTACACCATTAATAACGACTCCATTCCTACTCGGCTGGATGTTCTTTACGGTTGGGCTCCTCTGTATCCAGAGCTTGCTTGCCGAGTTGCAGCTTAACCCCGAAAGGAAAAAATCATGGCTAATCCAGGACCAGCAAGCACTACCACGATCCACCCGCAAACGCTATCGGCTAACCAAGCCGTCCGGTTGCTTGCCTATGGAAGTGGCGTAAGTGTAGGTACGGCAGGTGATGCAGCAATCACGATGCCGGTTATATCCACCAGCACATACAATGTGACCCAAGTGGTAATGACCAACGCTAACAAAGACATTAGCGCAGGAGCTTTGGCAATTTGGACAGGACCGGCTGGAACAGGGACGGAAATCGTCACTAACGCCAGCCTGACCAGCATGACCACGGCAGCCTATGTCATCAATGCCACGGTTGTTACGGCAACCAAGACGGTTAACCTTGCTGCTCAGACCATCTATGTGAAGGTTGGTACGGCGGTTGCTGGTGGCACGGTTGACATTTTTGTGTATGGGTACGACTTCAGCACCTTCTCTTAAACTAATAAAGGCCACTTCTCTTAGGGGAGGTGGCTTTTTTTTGAAGGAAACTCATGTCAAACACAATAGTCATTCGTCCAAATGGTGTGACTACTGCCATTTCGGTGGCGGGAACATCAACAACCGAAACAGCAATCACAGCAAATACCAATGACCAGGTAAACTATGCTTCTTTCTTGAACACCGGTTCAACAAGCGTTTCAGTTAAACTTGGGGCTACTGGATTGGATGCTGCTGTTATGCCAATTAGTGGGACTTCTACCGGAGGTTTTGTTTTGCCGCCTTTGATGACGCAACCCATCAATTTAGCAGTACCAGCAATGCCTTTTTATGTCCGAATGATCGGATCGGCAGCTGGTCCATCCATTGTCTACATTACGCCTATTGGCGACCAAAGTTAGGGAAACATCATGGCTAATTCAAAAGCAATTGGGGTTGCGTACAGCGACCAAACAATCAATGGAGGGGATACGCTTTTAGCAGCTTCTTCAATTGGGTATGTTGGGACAATCACATCGGTTACTCAAGCAACGGACAAAGCAACCGGAGTCACAATTAACACTCCAGCTGGTCAAATTGTGACTACCAATGCATCATTGGCAGCAGCAACAGAAGTTGCTTTTATAGTTACTTGTTCTTCTTGCTTGACTTATGATGTGCCTGTAGTTGCACTTAAATCTGGCGCAGCAACTGCTGGCACTTATGGGGTTACAATTGCTGCTGTTGGGGCTGGATCGTTTACTGTTGTTATTACAAATCTGAGTGCTGGATCTTTGTCAGAAGCTCTGACGCTTAATTACGCAATTATCCGCAACACGGCGACCTAATGTCTCCAGCCAGCACGGTAGACCAGAACATACTGCCTGTCCAGGCGTATTTTCTGGTTGATGGGACATTTCAGACTTTTATTGGTCAGGGACAACCATTCACCGCAACAATCAACCCAATTCAATCTGGGTTGACCATTACAAACAGCACGATTGACTCAAGCACAATCGGGGCAACGACTCCATCTACCGGAGTTTTTACTAACATTTCGACAACAACTGGAACGATTACAACCACTCCAACGACCTCATACGACCTTGTTAACAAATCTTATGTTGACAACATTGCGTCTGGGTTGATTGTAAAACAGGCTTGCGTTGCAGGAACCACGGTCAACATCACATTGTCTGGCTTACAGACGATTGATGGAATTTCAATTGCAGCTTCGGATCGAGTCCTGGTTAAAAATCAAACCGCAAGTGCTGACAACGGAATCTATGTAGCCTCGGCCTCGGCCTGGACAAGAGCTACGGACATGGACTCCTGGGCAGAAGTCCCAAGTGCATTCACTTTTGTTCAAACAGGAACAACTCTAGCGGACACCGGTTGGGTTTGCACTTCAAATGCCGGTGGAACGCTCGGGACTACGGCAATCACTTGGGCTCAGTTCAACAGCTCGGCATCTTACTCGGCAGGGACCGGCCTAACTTTGACCGGAACGATTTTTAGCATCACCAATACAGCGGTGACGGCTACAGGTTACGGATCCGCATCGGCGGTGGCCACCTTTACGGTCAACGCGCAAGGCCAGCTAACATCAGCCGCGACAACCTCAATAGCAATCGCAGCCTCTCAAGTCACATCGGGGATTTTTGGTGTGGCCAACGGAGGAACCGGAGCTGCCACTTTTACCGCTGGATATCTGAAAGCCTCTGGGACAACTGCATTCACCACGGTAACAAGCATTCCAAGCACAGACATTACTGGTCTTGGAACCATGTCTATCCAGAATGCCAACGCTGTGGCCATTACCGGAGGCACGATTAGCGGTCTCTCAAGCCCCATAGCGGTGGCATCAGGCGGGACTGGAGCAGCTACCCTGACCGGGTATGTAAAAGCCTCTGGGACAAGTGCAATGACGGCCTCGGCCACGGTCCCAAGTACGGACATTACCGGCCTGGGAACAATGTCCACGCAAAACGCCAATGCTGTGGCCATCACCGGGGGAA